GCAAACACATCGGCCAACGCATCGACGAAACCGCGTCGGTCATCACCTTCCGCGACGGCACCACGATGGTCGTCGAAAAGCGGCTGCACGACGACACCGTGCTCGCCAACAGTCACTACGTTCTGTTTCTCTCCGAGGAGTAAACCATGGCCAAGATCATCGACGGCGACAACCTGGTCGTCGGCACTGAAATCACCATCGACACCACCGCCAAGACCTTTACGCTGCTGGAGGCCGGCAATCTGGTGTTCAAAGACGGCGTCACGCTTCAGGCCTTGTATTCCAAGTTCATCAAGCTCTGGGAAACGGCGGCCTACAACCAGTTCCCGTTCCCCATGTACGCGATCGACGCCAAGTCAGGCCAGTTCCAGTTTGGAACCGACGGCGGCTCGTTCAGCGGCTGGAAACCCGCCAACGACACCACGCGCCAAGCCCTACGAGACGGCGGCTGGTCGGAGTACACGTCCAGTGGCGCACTGGCCCGCCAGTACGTCGGCATCGTGTCGCTGGGTGAAGTGAATACCGGCGCACAGCTTTACTACCAGCGCGCGGCCGCTGACGGTCCGACCGATTTCACCTTCGATGACGAAGTCAACGAGGGCATCCAGGTCTACGGGGACGCCACGGCGGACGCCACGACCACCACCTTTGACAAGCGTGCGTTCTTCCGCGCGTTCGCTCGTGAGGAGCAAAAGACCTACGCCTCGTCCACTCTGGCGGACACGGGCCAGACGGCGACGGGTGCCTACACGGTCAACGTGCTGCTGTCGAACGACACCGACCTCAACGCTCTGGTGGCGGATGCAGGCATTAGTGTGGCGCCGTACACCGGCATCACGGTCTCGTACTACTCCGTTGCGCAGTCGATCGACATCAACGATGCGGCCGACAACTTCCCCTTTTCGATCATCGTCGAGGGAAACAACGCGACGCTTCAGGAGATTTACACCAAGGTGCAGTACCTGCTGCGCCAAGCCACCGACATCAACAGTGCGGCGACCAACAGCCTCGGCTCGGTAATTGGCAAGACCGCCAACGATCTGATGTTCTTCGTCGGCCCGGACCTGTTCTGCCGGCAGGGCGTGTTCATCCAGAACATTGACCCTGAATTTCTGAACAACGTCTACTTCATCGACGACAACGGCGTCGCCCGTCAGTACAACTTCGCATCGGCCGGCACGCTGCAATTCAACAGCTTCTTGACCAGCGGCAGCACCGGCTACTACCGGATGTACATCACCGACTCGGTGACCGGCGCCGATGACTACGGCACCGCCACTGCCATCACCGTCAACGACAAGGACGGAAACCCCATCGCCGGGGTCATTGACGCGGCCACCAAGGCGTTCACGTTCGCCTACGACACCAACACCCAGGGCGGCCGCTCGGTCTTCACCAGCCCCGGTGGCGACGTGCCCGTCACCGTGGTCGCCGGCAACAAGGGCGTGGCCAAGCCGGTGGTTGCCACGGGTGTCATCAGCCGGTCCAAGGGCATCGTGATCGGTCTGGTGGCCGAGCAAGACCGCGCCTACGTCGCGTAAGGAGTAGCGCATGCCGACCAATTCATTCGTCCGCGTCCCGCCAGATTCCACTGGCAAGCGCCTGTTCACGCAGGAGCACACGGTGGACGCCACCGCCGTGCAGGCCCAGGTCATGCACTTGGCCGACGAGAACAACCCCAACTACATGGCGGCGGTGGACGAGAGCGGGGCGATCTACACGCGCTTTGCTGAGGGCAAACCGCAGTTGGACTCGTTCGGCAAGCTGCGCGTCTCGGGCGCGACGGTGCTGGGTGACTACACCTTCAAGGAAGGCTTGCTCCCCGGACTGTTTGCGGGCCGCAAGGTCGGTGGCGGCACGATCACGCACAACGACACCGTGCATTGCGCCACGCTGGCGTTGACCACGGCCAGCGGCGACATCACTGCGTTCACCTCCAACGTCTATCACCACTACTTCCCGGGCATCTCGCAGCTTGCGGTGATGACCGTGGCCTGCGGGGATGTGGGCAAGGCAGGCCTGACTCGGCGCTGGGGCTACTTCGACTCCAACAACGGGTTCATGTTTGCTCAGGTTGATGGCGTGCTGCGGGCGCAAATTCGCAGTGATCGCTCGGGCACGGCGGCGCTGATTCACGACGTGCCGCAATCGGCCTGGAACGTAGACAAGGTGGACGGCACGGGTCCCTCCGGCATGACCTTGAGCATGACGGATGACAACATCTACTGGATCGACATCCAGTGGCTGGGTGCCGGCCGGATTCGCTTTGGCACCTACTTCCAGGGCCAGCGCGTGGTGTGCCACGAGTACTACCACGAGGGCAACGGTGGCCTGCCTCACGCCACATCGGGGTCGCTGCCCATCTGCTTCGCCCAGGCCAACACCGCCAGCACCGCCTCGTCGTCTGAGATGCGGGCGTGGTGCTGCTCAGTGCTGGCAGAAGCCAGCCTCGACATCACGACATTTGGCAACAACAAACTCGCCACGTTCAGCAAGGCAATCGACGTAGCGGCATGGGTCTCGTCAGGCAACGAGTATGTTTACATCGGTTCCTTGTCGCCACGCGTCACGATTGGCAATCACACCAACCGCTCGGTGTACTTTCCGACGCACCTTGAAGTGCTGGCTTGGGATGAGTCTGGTAACGATGCACGCGCTGAGGTTAAGGTTTACGTTGACCCCGCGCTGAGCAGCGCCAGTTGGATGCACGTTGAGCCTCTGGACCCAGGCTGTACGGTGGACAAAGACACTGCTGGCACGCTCTACGGCGGCGGCATTCACGCCATTGCCGCTTACATGAAGGGCGACTACACCCGCAGCCTTGTGGCCGACTACAAGTCCATGACCGGCGGCTCGTTCAAGAACTACGCCGAGAGCGGCGGCACAGTCAGTGGCACCATCAGTGCCATCACCAAGGCCAGCCCTGCGGTGGTGACGTTCAGCCAGCCGCAGACTCCTTTGCGGGAGTTTGGTTATCCGGTGACCATTGCTGGTGTGTCGGGCATGACCGAGATCAACGGTCAGACTGTCTATGCCAAGGTGGTGGCGCTCAATCAAGTGGCGCTCTACACCGACTCCGCGCTCACCACGCCCTACAACTCGACGGCCCACGGCACCTACACCTCGGGCGGAACAGCCACCGGCTTGTATGGCGACCGACTGGTGTTCAGCATTGTCGCCAAGCCGCTCACGGCCACCACCGGCACACTGAACTTGCGTGTTGTGCTGTCGTGGAAGGAAATTAACCAGTGATCATCTGGGCCGCTCACGGCGTCGAGTGGGCGCTGGCTGAGAAGGTCAGCATCAACGGCGTCACCAAGCGCTTCACGGTCAACGCGGGCGTCACCACGCTCAGCATCCGGGAGGATGTGTATTCGGCCTGGGTGCGCTGGGTTGAGCGCGAGGACAACGCCCGCTTCTTCCCGGCCATGCGGTTCTCGGGCGGTGACCCCATCCCGGGCGGCGAGACCGGCGTCACGTTCTTCATGGTCAACGGCTGGAAGCTGGAATACGACCCCAACGTCGTGGCCATTGCCGGCGTGCTGTACTCGGACGATTACGCCACGCCGTACTGGTCGACGACCGACCAGCCGATCTACCCGGCCGTGGTGTCTTCGCTGGTGAACTCGGCCATCGTTACCCAGAACGTGGTGACCGGGGATCTGTCAAGCGTGCCGAGCGCCGCCGAGATCGTGGCCGCCATCCTGGCTGCGGCCCAAGCCACCCCCATCTACGCCGACACCCGCAAGATGAACGGCGCGGCGGTGGCCGGCACCGGGGCCAGCGGAGATCCGTGGCGTGGCGTTTGACCCGCAAAGTTTCAGCACCCAGTCGTTCAGCCCGACTTCGTGGCGCTTTGCTGTGGCCTCGAGGCTCGCCTCAATCCTGCACTTGCTGATGCGCCGCAACCGGCGCTGAGTGTCCGTGAGGCCGCCCGGGCAACCCTAGACTGCCCGCACCGGAGGGCTCATGGCGTCCATCATCCAGATTTGCAACATGGCCCTGTCGCACATCGGCGCAGGCCCCCTCATCTCGAGCATCGACCCGCCCGACGGCAGCGTCGAGGCCGGGTACTGCGCGACGTTTTACGATGTCGCCCGCACCGAGCTGCTGGAGCCGGGCAACTGGGCCTTCTCGCTGAAGCGCGCCGAGCTCGCGGAGCTCACCAACGACTCCGACACCTGGGCCTACGCCTACGCGCTGCCCTCCGACTGCCTGCGGGCGCTGCGCGTCCTCACCCCCACGATCGGCGTGACGGTGTTCACGCAGGACGAGGTGAGCCTGCAGCCCGATGACCGGCAGGGGGCGGCGTTCGACATCGAGGGCCAGACCCTTTACACCAACGAGCCCACCGCGGTCCTGCTCTACGCGCGCGACATCACCGACAGCGCGCGCTTCACGGCCTCGTTCACCAGCGCGCTGTCCTACCTGCTGGCCTCCTATTTGGCCGGCCCCATCGTCAAGGGCAACGAGGGCGCGCGTCTCGGCGACAGCATGAGGCAACGCGCCACCGCGCTCGCCGATCTGTCGATGGCCTCCGCCGCCAACGCCAGCTCGACCGACGCCCCGCTCGCCCCGACGATCCTGAGCGTCCGTGCGTGAAGACCCTGCTCCGCAGCTTCGCTGGCGGCGAGATTGCCCCTGAGCTCGGCGGGCGGCTCGACCTCGGGAAGTACCAGACGGGATTGAGCCTGGCGCGGAACTTCCTGACCCTCCCGCACGGCCCGGCAGCGCGCCGCCCGGGGTTCCGGTTCATCAACGAAGCGAAGGACTCCACCCGCAAGGTGCGTCTGGCGGCGTTCCAGTTCTCGGCGGATCAGAGCGCGGTGCTCGAGTTCGGGCACCAGTACATTCGCTTCCACATCGGCGGAGCCACGCTGCTCGAGCCCACCGTGGCGATCAGCTCGATCGCCGGCTTCACGGTCAACACCACCGGCGCGCACGGCTACTCGACCGGCGACTGGGTCTACATCGGCAGCCGGTTTTTGAAAGTGACCGTGGTGGACTCCGACACCTTCACCACCGCAGACCTCTGGGGCACGGCGGCCACGGCCTCCGGCACGACCGCCGCGCGCGTGTACACGCTGGCGACCACGTACACCGAGGACGATCTCTTCGATCTCAACCTCGCGCAGAACGCGGATGTGATCACCATCGCGCACCCGTCCTACGCGACCCGCGAGCTCGCGCGCGTGGCGGCAACCAACTGGACGCTGACGGCCATCGACTTTGCGCCGCCCACCGGCGCACCGGCCACCGTCACCGTGACCGCCACCACGCCGGCTGCGGGCGTCAACACCGCCGCCTCGTATGTCGTCACTGCCGTGCAGGCCGACGGGGTCACGGAGTCGCTGCCGTCCACGCCCGTCAGCGTCAACAACGACCTGACCAAGCAAGGGAACTACAACACGATCGCCTGGAGCGGCGTGGCAGGCGCTACCCGTTACAACGTCTACAAGCTGCGCGGGGGCATCTACGGGTACATCGGGCAGATCATCGCCGACACCTCGGGCGGCTCGACGATCAGCACCATCTCCCGCACCGGCGGCAGCACGGCGATCAACATCACCACCGCCTCGGCGCACGGCATCACCTTCGGCGCCGGCAAGCGCATCTACGTCTCCGGCACCGGCGTGCCGAGCCTGGACGGCACGTTCATCCTCACCGCCGTGCCCGCCTCGGACGAGTTGACGCTGTATTCGTTCGTGACCACCGCGGCCTCCGCCACGCAGGGCACCGCCACCGATGTCTCCACCACCTCGGCGCTCTCGATCAAGGACGACAACGTCCTGCCCGACACGCTCTCGCCGCCCCCGGATGACATCCTGACGCTGAACAAGGAAGCCTCCGACTACCCGGCCTGCGTCACCTACCACGAGCAGCGCCGCTGGTTCGCGGGCACCGACGGCAAGCCCCAGGTGATCTGGGCCACCCGCACCGGGACCGAGAAGAACCTGACGAGCTCGATCCCCGCGCGCGATGCCGATGCGCTGGAATTCCGCATCGCGAGCTCGCAGTACAACCGCATCCGGCATCTGGTCGCGTTGTCAGACCTGATCGCCTTCACGGCGGGCGGGGAGTTCCGCATCTACGCCGACTCCGCGCCCGCGATCACGCCGACCAGTCTCTCGATCAAGCCGCAGTCCTACTCCGGCGCCTCCACCGTGCAGCCCGTGGTGACGGCAGCCTCGATCCTCTACGTGCAG